TCTTACCTTGCTCCATCATTTTTTCAGCAAATGTCACATTCATGTGATACTGCTGATCCATATACTCTTTTGCAAGTTGCAACATTTCTGAACGGATTTCGAATGGGTTTTTATTAGACATCACTTTACCACCTTAGCGAGCATCTCGCCTGTTGCATTAGAAAATTCATTGATTTGTTTAAGGGACGCTTTTGTAAATGCGGTTTGAGTGTCGATAAAATCATTCAATGGTTTACTGAGTGTTTCATCTTTTACCCAAGTTGATACCCAACCTCGTTTTGCATTCTGGATTGCGTCAATCCACATGTTAGACATATATTCGTTCATTTTATTCTCCTGTTTGTGTATGTGTGGTTTACAAATATTCATTTTAGTTCATCGGCCATTAAATGATTGACGTTAGCATGGCCTTGCTCGTCTTCACGAACCTTGATTACTACGTCACTGAGTTTTGCATCCGATTTTAATTTATAATAATCGATTGCAATTTGTGGAGCATCAATATTTTCGATGTATCCACTATGAATTTTATTTAGGTATTGAGAATAGCTAACAACAGCTTGATCTTCAAAATATCCAATCATGCGATGAGCCGTGGTTGGAAAAAAGACATATAATATAAAGTAAAAATGCCAAAACACAAACTGAGCAAATAAAATCAATCCACGTTCAAACCAATTTGGTTGCGCAATCTCAATGAATATCATTAAGTGCATACGTTCATTTTCAGCTTCGTCAAGTAACGTCTTAATCCAACCACGATCATCAGGTTCCATTTTACGTAGGGATCGCAAATGGTTCCACATTCCAGCTACCATGCCAGGAACACCTGCTACTGTTTCTAATACTACTGCTCTATGGCCATATCTTTTTGCAAAGAATGTGTCCGCAAACCAGCGAAAAGTCATAGTTAGAAAATAAGCAACTCTGTCGCTCATATCAACAGGTGTTCTCATATAGATAGCTTTCTTTTATCCCTTTAAAAATTCCTGCGCACGATTAATAGAAATTTTACGTGGCTTCTTCTCTTCAGGGATTATGTTTTCTAATTCAATTGTAAGGATGCCATTATTCATTTCAGCACCACCGACAACAATTGTATCAGCTAGGTTGAATGTACGTCTGAAGTGACGAGCTGAAATACCTTTATGAAGATATTTAGTCTCTGTTTCTTCGTCTTTACGTCCTTCCACGGAAAGCACACCGTCTTTTACTTCAATTTCGATTTCTTCATCATTAAATCCAGCCAATGCTAATTCAATGACATAATTGTCATCATCTACTTTTACGATGTTATATGGAGGGTAATTGTTTTGGCCTGGTGTCGCATCTTTCATACGATCTAGCATACGATCAAAGCCAATAAAGAACGGATCATTAATTAAATCCGCAGTGAATCTACGTGCATTAGTGTTCATTTTGCTATCTCCTTTTATTCAAGCAAGATTATGTTTGCCGTTTTATAACCGGCGGTTTAAAGTGGGAACCCATAAGGCATTCCCACTATTATTTATATGAAACTACGAGCCTGTTGAGCCAAAACCACCATCTCGGTCAGTTTTTTGTACGGGTCTTTCTGTAGTTTCTTCGATTGGTTCACGAGTAATTGGCTCTATTAAACATTGAGCAATACGTTCACCATGTTCTATTAAGGCCATGCTTTCTGAAATGTTTTCCAACATAAGGAAACTTTCTTCCACATAGTCTGAATCTATTATACCAACTCCATTCACCAATGTCAACCCTTTTTTCAAAGCAGTTCCAGAACGGATATACATTTTCATTACGTGGCCTTCAGGAATATCAAAGATCAAACCTGTAGGAACAAGTACTCGTACAGATGGTGGCAACTGGAAAGCGTCTTTACTTTGCCCAACACCCTTTACAACCACGGGCATCTCTTTATTCCATGCATTATATGATTTTAAACGTTGACCATTTTCAATACATGCTTTAACATCGAAACAGGCTGATCCATCTGTGGCATATTCTGGAAGCTCTGCTCTTTCATTCACTTTATATACATTCATAATCACTTTTTCCCAATATTATATTTGGCTTCTAAAGTCCAACCAGATTTTTCTTTGTGAGAAAGAATCTTGATTTGATTTAGTGGAGCCACTGGTTCCTCCGATTCTTCGGGTTTTACAACCCTAACTAAATCCCATTCTTCTAAAAGATTTACAATCGTATTTCTTCTAGATTTATCTTCGTCGGTAAAAGTATTCTTCTTTCCATCTAAAATAAACAGCTCTTTAAAGTGAAGGATAGAATATCTACCTTGCTTATGTAAAATATGACATGTTTGGTATAGCTTTCTTTCTTTACGCGAAGAAATACCTATACGCGTTAACGTTTCTTTAACCTTTAAAAAACTGTCTGGAGAAGGAAGAGTGATCTCAATACCGACACCTTTGAAAATGTCTTCTTCTTGCATAACAACAGCACCTTATTTTATATTTTTGTTTTTTATTCACGATGCCCTTTTGACCATCATTTATATTTATTATTTTGTAACTCCCCCTGTTACCATCTTGCTATGGATCTGTTTAAGATCATCTGAAGATAATGCTTTCAGGTAGAGTTTAGCAACGGTGCGGTTGCATTGATAGACTTGTTGAATTGCGTCTAGATCATCGCTTTTCTTAGCCTTCGGCCATTTAGAAAAACGTTTACGTTTACGAAGTGCTCCACGATAATATTGAAATTGAGCATCATGGAAAAGGTGATGCCTCATGTTCATTTCGTTAGCATGAAGAATTGTATCCTCGAAGTTAGTAAATCCACGATTTACCACATAAGGAGTATATTGCTTTTCGATTAACTCTGGGTTATCGTTGTTACGAATGACATCCTCTTTTGTAAAGGATACCGCATTCATAAAATCAAATGGACTATAGTCCTTGCTCATTATGTACATCCTCTATAGCTTTTAATATATCATCAAAATCGTCAGCACATGGTTGGCACGACACAACAGTGTGTGGTCCTTCTAATGTATCCATGTTTATAGTATATATGTTTTTCTTATCAAGTTTTTTGCCACAAAAATGGCAAGTATGTTTTTCGATAAGCTTGCTTAACCATTTACTCATACTGAAATATCGACAATTTGCTTTTCAGGTTTCACGAGTTCACCTTCACGATTGTAACGAATATAATCAATAGCCTCAACTCTAATTGAGCCGCTGAGATCTGTATGTGTTACTTTTGAAACCGTTTCTTTGTATGGATCTATAGTTGTACTTACATAAGAGCTTACAACAATAGGTGCTACTGGTCCAATATCGCTCATTTGTACTCCGATTCTAGCATGATTTCTGTTAGGAACGCAACCATATTTATTTCTTGATCAGCTACTAGACTTGATTTGTACATATAGTCAGCAAGAGTTACAACAAAGCCTGGCATGGATTTGAGCTGCACTTTATCATTTGCCATGTCATAGATCCGACGGAACATTTCATTCATATCTTGATCTGAGTTGAGAGCAACCCACTTACGCATATTTGTAAAGTCTTTACTCTTTAGAAGTTTAAAGAGCTCATCCATCGATTCTTGTTTGAGATTAACAAAGATACCTTCATCAATTTTACCAGTGGCAGCATAGGATTGCAATTCGGTAAGTACACGACGAAAATCAGGGAAATGTTTTTGAATTACTTGAGCAACAACCTTTTGATCGTATTCAACACTTTCATTATCGAGAATAGCATTGACACGTTTCATAAACTGCATTGCAAGTTGTGGGCGTTGGCTTTGTTCAATCGTAAAGTCTACCTCAGACAAACGAGAACGCAGTGGTTCAATTATACGATTTTTAAAGTTACAAGTAAAGATAAACCCGCAGTTGCTTGAATATTCTTCAATAAAATTGCGGAGTGCGGGTTGAACAGATGCTGCGTTGAGATAGTCCGCCTCGTCAAAGATGACGTATTTTCTGCCACCTGATAAGGATACCGCGCTGGCATACGTGGAGATGTCATATCTGAGTGTGTCGATATTGACGTTAAGTGAGCCGTTTTTAACAATATAATCACAGCCAAGTTCGTCGAGCATAGCTTTGGCGATAGTAGTTTTGCCAACACCTGGACCACCACTTAGTAGTAAATTTGGAATAGATTCATCAGCTACAAATTTTTTGAAAGCTGCTTTAGTTTTTTCTGGAAGAATTGTGTCATCAATTTTTTGTGGACGATACTTTTCTACCCAGAGGACTTCATTTGTTTTTGATTCGATTGACATGTTTCACCGTTTTCATAATTAAGAGCGTCATTAACGCATTTGCTAGAACAATATATCACATAGTTGTGGAAAAGTACAACTTTAAATTCTTTTCCACAGAATTCACAGTTACGGTAAATAGGCGGGGATACTTCCCCGCCCATAGTCATTAGCTTGCTACCTTATCAGCCAGAGGAGCATCCGCTGGTACTGCTGCAGGCGCTTCGGCGTTTGGCATTTGACCTTTTGGTTCTTCGCCTTGTGGTGCATTTTGACGGAGGAACATGTCCATCTTATTGCGTAGCATACCTACGCCAGCCATTTCATTGCCTTCAAAGGCACCACGACGTGAGACCACATCAATCATTTGAACAACTGTAGCAATATCCTGCAATGAGATATTTACCTGTTGTTCCTGCTGTTGCTGTTCTTGTTCAGCCATAATTTATCATCCTTTCTTATAAGTCGACTTAGTATCAATTGCCACAAAATATGTGACACCCTCACTTTTGAACTCAGAGATACCCTTTGCGCATAGAGTAACTTGGTAATCCTGAGGCAAAAGCTTAAGATTATCGGTTTTAATGATAATCTTAAATTCATCAGATGTAACGCCAATTTCGACGCCATAATCATCAGAATTATCATTGTTGCTATCAATTGCTTTTAGGTAGATTTTACCACCCTCACCAACGAAAGCAACTTCTGAAAATTGAAGAACACCGGCTGCTTTAACAACAGACGACATGTCTTCCCAAGAAACAGTTACCTCGACATCGGCCGATGGTAATTGAATATCTTTTTCAGGTGCTGCATGAATCATAGAAATGTCTGCATACACGTACTTGGTTTTACGTTTACCATCCTGAATAGTAAAGTACTTATCATGGAATTCAACATCCGGATCCTGATATAGACCGAGAATAGACAAGAATCGAGACAAATCATAAACACATGCTTGTGCCGGGATTTGATCTGGAATTGTTGCAGTTGCAACCAATGTCTTTTCCGGTGTTACAGTTTTGAGAACATTGCCTTCCTTCATCAGGATAGACTTGTTGATTGTCGCAAAACTTTTAAGGATCGTAAGAGTACGTTCACTAAATTTCATTATATATAACTCCTTGATTTCACAGATTATTTATTAAATATATCACGGTTTTCATTCACTGTCAACTACTTTTTTTTCCGGTAATTTTTACGGTTGCTTTTTGCATCCGCTGTTGCAGACATACCAAGTTGACCGATATGACCTAACGAACCTTTGAACACGTATTGACCGATATGCTGTAGTTGCATCCAAGGGCACAACCATACTTTCATACCAGCTTTACGAACCCATTTGCAAAAGAAATAATCCTCAGACAAATAACGTTTAGTATCTGGATCAATAATGCAATCAAAGAAAGCAGTAATTTCACGGGTACCATCAAAGTTCTCTGTACGAGCATGGTCTGGTTTATAACCAAGTTCTGGATATGCTTCTTTAAATTTTTCAAGAGTTTCTCGTGGTATTAGCATGAATCCAGTACCACCTTCACCAATTTCAAGTGGCTCGCCCAGATTAAATGATGTTTTCTTATTCACAGGATTAAATACATAATCAGCAGTATAGTTTTCTAATTCAAAAGGATTATCATCTGCTTTACCTGCTTTCGCTGCAGCTTGTACTTTTTCCCAAGCGATTGTCTTTTTAGGATATGGGCCAGTAACGACGTGTTTGTTTTCTGGGTCTGCTAATTGTACAGCAAGTAATCCTAAGATATCACGAGGATTAAAGCCAATGTCTGCATCAATGAATACTAAATGAGAACAATCAGAGCGCAAAAATTCATCTACAATATAATTACGAGCTCGTTGAATTAAGCTTTCATTAAAC